ATCAATCTTAGTACCTTCTTCTGTAGATAAATATTGTGTTAAAAGGCTTTCTTGTTCTTGTAATGTATATTCTGCATACTGGTCTAAAATTCCCTTTACATTTGAAGCAACAGTGTAGGCTCTTTGTTTAGCTGGTGATGCCATCATAAGCGTAGTTGGGTCTAATGGATTAGTCGGATTCTTCCCTGCGTTTAATACATCTATTGAAGCTTGCACGTCTGCATTGGCTTGCTCTTTAATAAGTTTTTCTGAAGCAGTCTTGGCTTTTTTCGCACCAGAAATAATAGTTCTTAGTGAACCTGTAATAGTTCTGTGTTGATCTATTGTCATGCCTTCTGGTATTTGATCAGTAAACTTATCATACTGTGTTGAGGCTTCGTCGATCTTCCCATTCTCTATTAAATCTCTTGTAGTCTGCTCGAGTGTACCACGTGTTACAGCATAAGTTAATCCGTTTTGGTATTTAAATACTTCTGCTTCTGTTAGCACACCTTCTTGTAGCAATGTCTGTGCGTAAGTAGTTGTTTCTGCTTTGATTAGGTCATAAGTCTTTCCGTCTCCACTAGCCAATGCGTTGACCATTTGAGCAGCTTTAATATCTGCAAAGGCTGAAAATCTTTCTTTGCTTTCGTCTTTAATTCGTTTATTTCTAGCTACTGCAAGTCTGCCTGTAAGGTTATTCATAGTCTTTCTACCAGTAATGCTTATAACGGACTGTAAATCAGTTGTAGGTGCTTGTTTACTAAAAGTAGATACATAGTCTCCATATGCTTTTCTGAACCCTTCTGGGTCATTCTCGAAAGACATAGCGTACTCTTGAGCTTTAGTATTTAAGTCCATCTCTGCTTCAGCTGCGTAATTGGCTGTTCTGAAGTCGTTATATGCTTTCCCATAGACTGTATAAACGCTTTCTTGGTGGAATTCAACTCCATTCATATCATCTTTTGCAGCTTGGTCTTTTGCTTCTACAACTGCTCTCTCGCCTGCCATTTCGAATGAACTTTTCGAGAATTGTGCTAGTCTGTCTGATAGTGATGCAGTTGCGCTTGCCATCTCACGTGTTGCAGCACTAATACCTTCTGTTGAAAACCCTTGCGCTTGTTGAGTTTGAAACCCTTTATATCTTTCCATTACTTAACCTTTGCATAGTCTATAAGACCTTTTGAAATAGTATTAAATCCTTGCATCTGTGAACTTAATTGTGCTGATGCTCCTGCTGCCTTATACCCTGCAACATCTGCCATAGAACTTGCTACTCCAATTCTACCAGACAATTTGTTAAAATCCATATCCCAATTTAATCTTTCTTGATCTACTCTAGCCATATTTGCAATACTTCCTGATGTTGTGCTTCTGCCTTGTGCTACAGCTAAAGCAAAATTGTTAGCTTGTAGTTCGTTAAAACTTCTCATTAACTTGAGGTTGGTATATTCTGCTTGAGATTTAGCTTGCATAGCCTCAAACTCTTTAGCTCTTGCTTGCATTTCATAATTAATGTTTGCTATGTCTCCAGAAACCATAGAAGCATAAGCAGACCCAAAAGACTGTATAGCTCCCATCGCTCCAAGCTGTTGTGCTGTTAAATCTGCCATCTTGTCTCCTAGTATTCTACTTCAAATGCTATTGCTCTTAACAAGAAAGGCAATGGCTCTGCTTGTGATATTTCTATCTCTGCTAGTCTATTGTATCCTAAAAGATACATTTCTTTAAATCCAGTATATGGTTGAGGTGCTGTATCCAATACTACAGTAAACGACCTATCGGGTGTGAATCTGTTTCTTGCATATACACCTAAAGAATCCACTACATTGATGTCTACCTTTACAACTCTCTTCCTTCTATGTAGCGTAGACCCTTTTTGTGTCTCTGTTGCTATTGGAAGTGTGACTACTTTTGTTGTATAGTTTAATCCTATTTCTAATCTGTATGCATCTCTTGTAATAGTAAAGCTGTTGTTGTTCGCTGTGCCAGTTGGAGTTGCGTTTGGCATAACAGAATAATCAGCAATAACTTTAAACATAGTAGTTAGAAATTCAGAACTGTAGTCTGTGTCAATACTTGTAACAGGTGTACCTGTAGAAAAGTTTGTATAGATCACATTGTCTGTGTTAAATTCAACATTATCAGAGAATTGGACTACATTGGTTTCAGTTGGCTTTGTACCACGAACAATTTTGTTATGGTCTGTATATGTTTCTTCGGTCAATAATTCAATAAAGTTTGTGCCGTTTCTCTCTACTAAAAAATAAACCTCTTTACCTAATACGCATACATCCTTAAATAAACCGTCTGTTTCCCAATGTGTCCAACCTTGAATCTCTTCACGTCTCATAGTATTTAGAACAGCGACTGTGCCACCTTCGTCTATAACATATACATAATCACCAACATCGTATTGTGTACCCTTAATAGCATCCATAGCAACAACATTAGTAATCAGGTGAGATGATAAGAGTGAAGCATTAATAGATACCATTGAGTCTTCATTAAAATCATACAAGAATTGTCTGACTGTTCTGCCAGATGAATCAATAAATATGGTTGAACCATCAATTAAAAGTGGCTTGATGTTGATTGAACCATAACCAGTTTGTCTACTCCAAGATGATTCAGACGGTGTAATGACTGTTGCTTTGTTAAAGAATTCACCACCAGATGTAAATACCTGCAAGCTTCTACCTGCAAATATTGTTTGTATTTCATTGTATTGATCTGTATCAAGAATATCCTCGATACCCATATCTGCTTCACCGTCACCTAAGTCAAAATCAAAGAACCCATTTATCTTAGAACCCCATATTGTAGTAGGCAATTCTGGTGTGCCAGCCATCCATAATCTATTTCCAAAGAATGTGGCTGTCTGTGGATATCCTCTACTTGATGACCATGCAGCCTCCATTGTCGCACCTTGTGTCCAATTTGTAGTGCTAGTAAAATCCTCAATGGACAAATCTATTGCATCTTGATTAGTCTCGGCTGTATAATAAGTGTAATTTATGCCATTTGTATCATTTCCATCTCTGTTTAATACAATGTCTCCAATGCGTATATTGATAGTTTGTGCATATCCTGCATTAACATATTTTTCAATTACAGTAGCACCAAAATTCTTTCTTGGTATATTATCAAAAGATATTGTTGTGAATGCCCAGTTAGTATCTGAACCTTGTCTTTGTAAGTATCTTGGTGCGTGGCTCTTATGAACAAATATCATTGTATCTGCTGATTGTATTGCTTCTAATTCAAACAGTTCAGATTCTGTGTAAGGTATTGTTTCTGTAGACTGCAATACTCCATCTTTTAATACATACAGTGTATATTCTGCTAAAACAATCAGATAGTCTTGTTCTGTATTAAATACGAACGGAAGCATTCTAGTAGCTCCAGACAACTTTGTGTCGTCAATAACAGATAATCCTGGTCTACGTCTCATTCCACCATGTGGTAAAATAATCATATTGGTTGCTTCTGCCACACCATTTGCATATTTTGAGATATCCGTTCTAGCGTGTAGCGTAGGTGCTAGCTCTCCAGCAGTCATGTTTGCTTTGAGAAATTCAACTCCCATGTTAGTCCCTTGTATCGGTATATGGTGAAGAAGATATTGGAGTAGATGGTCGCTGTGTAGCATCAGAGTTTCTTGCAAGTCTCGCTTGTGATGCGTATGCTTTCATGAACAAATCTGCCTTATTTAGGTCTCCTGTAATTGGTATTGCAAACTGTGAAGCAAGGAAGAACTCTAATGCTTTAACATAGTATGCAGGAAGCTTATCTGAACTTACTTTGTATGTATATTCTATCTGTAGTGTTTCATCGTTGCAGAATATCTTATCTTCAAATATTTCATAGTCATGCGTAGAAGTCTGAATAAGATAGATACAGTCAGTTGGAATTTGATACTTGTATGAATACTCGTTTAGTGGAGTGTCTGCAAGTCTAGCAGCTTGTGCTTTCTTGGATGCAAATCTCCATCTGTATGTAGTAAGCATACTATCGTAGGTTGATTCATATAAGTTTGATGCAACTTGCGCACCAGCAGTTGGCTCTTCAAACGAAGATATTGGCTCGTGTCCTAAGAGAAGCAATGCGTTTGATGCTATTTTTATATCTGTTGCAGTCATAGTAGTCCTTTATAAACTTATGTAAACTCCCCGAAGGGAGCTTGAGAAGCTTACGCTAAATATTCTACTGGAACGATACCTTGAACATCGATCGCAACAGAACCAGCTTTCCACATACCCATTGAAAGGTAAGAAGCCTTGTGTGCTACATAGTCAACACGAGTTTTCATGTCAATACCAACAGCATGACCGATTGCAGACTTGTGGAATGCAAAACCTGTTCTTACTGTACCAGCAAGTGGAAGTCCACCTTCAGCTCTAGCAGAACCAATTAGTTTGAATTTGAATCCCATAAAAGAATCAATTTCACCAGCTTGTAAAAGTCTTACAGTGTTGTAGTCAGCAGAAGTGATAGTTGAATCATTAAGAAGATCGTTAAGACCTTTCTCATCAATTACAAAGTATCTGTCTTCTGATGGAGCTTCAACAGAGTTAAGAGCTTGAGCAGCAGCAGTAATAGCAGCCAAATCTAAAGCAGCAGTACCATCACCAACAGCAGTAGTTGTAGTTGTGTCTAGCGCATCAATAATTGCTTGATCATCTCTTCTACCCATTGCACCAGCAATAGTAGTAGCAAGTTCTACAATCTCATCAAAGTTTACTTCAGCAGCATCGAATACATCTGTATATTCTGGAGCTTCGTAATCTAAAAGAGTTGCAACTTTAACACTATGAGCAACACCCATTGGAACAACGTCAGCCGATGAACCAGTTCTTGCTGTAGCAGCACCTTTTCCCATTAGACGGAAATCATATTTTCCACCAGTCACGTTATTTCTAACTTTTACACAATCTCTAAGAGTTTTCATCCCTTGATATGCGTGTTTCACTTCGCTGTCAAACTGTTCAACAGCTACACTTGATAAATTTGCAGACATAATGTCTCCTTTGTAGTTTTTATTTTTTTGTGTAATGTTGCAGTTGTTTTGGTTAGCTCCTGAAAAAGCAGGAGGTCAAAGCAAATTGCTCTTAACATCCAAACTTTTCAGGCTCAAGGAGGTATCTGAAGTGTTTGTTAGTTTACATACGAATTTATTATAACATATTATATATAAAAAACAAACTTATGTTATCTTGTAGCGTAAAGTTCAGCTTCTAAAGCTTCAACTCTCTTTCTGTACGCTGGATCTGTACTCATTTTTCTGTTTCCAAATTCATCTTTAGCGAATCTCATTGCCTTGATTTGGTCACTATCTACTGTAGGAGCAGTTGCTTTTGTCGTTGGTTGTTGAACTGATGATATCTTCATAATCTTTTCTAGTGCTTCGATACCTTTCGCTCCTGGAAAAGCAGCGTTTAAAGAATCAACATAATCATCGCCTAAGTTTGCTTTTGCCCAATCTGTTACATTCTTAATACGATAGTCAGCATCTTTGCCCAGCTTTTCAACTTCTGCCTTCATATACTCTTCTTGCATAGCAGACTGATTATCTCTGTATTTAGTTACAAGATCATGCAGTCCTTTTTCAGACATATTGTTGTCTCGTCCCCATTGGGATACAAACGAGAAGCTAGGATCATCTTCAGAAAAGCCTTCTGGAACAGAATACTCTTCAGGTGCGCCTTCAAAAGCTCCCATCTTTTTAGAGAATGTGCTTTGTAATTCTTGGTATGACTTTTCAAGGTCACTTACTGTTTTAAATTTTCCTGCATATACTACACCATCTGATTGCTCTTCGGTAGTTACCTCTTCTGTTGTTTCAGCCACTACTTCTTCAGCAGGGCTATTTGCGATTTCTTCACTCATAGTTATCCTTTATGTTTTCAGTTTTAAGACTTGTCTTGGTCTAAATCTTCTCTACTATTATAGATGAATTTACTACTGTGATTGATGTGCTTGTACTTGTAATGTATAATTGAAGGTCATCTCCTTGCGATAATGGAGTTGCTCCAATGAATACAATGTTGCCGTTGCCTGTAATTGAGCCTTTAAAAGGTGTAGCAATTCCGTTGTTGTATAGTGTGATAGTATGCACTTCGTTTGCATTTCCATCGGTAAGCTTGACTGTTCCCATAATCTTATATACACCACTTGTTGCAACAAAAATCTCTTGTGTTGTGGTTGATGATGATAATGAAGAGCCAATCTTAATTACTTCCTCTGAAAAATAAAATAAGATTTCAGGAACTCCTGCTACTAATGTCTGAACTGACAACTGTGTCATTGTTCCTACTGAAATAATATTAGGTGAAATATCTGAAACTTTTGCTACAGCATCACCCGAATCAGTGCCTCCTATGTTCATTGAAGTTATTTCTCCACTTGATAATATTGCTTGAAGTTGTCTATCTGCCATTGTTAATCTCCTTGACTATTTGTTTTACTAAGTCTGCTTGACCTTGTCTGTATGCTGTTTCCTCTAGTGTTGAGCCTACTTTATACATTGGTCTATCTATAAACGTCTCCACTAGGTGCTGTAGGCATTTCCCACCCAATGGTGTTTCAAATGTTCCTACAAGCATTTTATGTATGTCTTCAGCCTTATTGGACATTTTGTCCTCCTTGCTCTGCCATTTGCTGTTGTTGCATAGCTTGTTGTTGTTGCATAGCCATTTGTTGTTTTTCAGCATCTGTTCGCACTATTTTATTTGGAAGACCTAAAGTGTTAGCAAGTTCTTCAGGTATCATCTCAACCTTAATTGACTGTTGGATAAGTTCAGGTGGTAAACCTTGTGCAAACTCCATAAATCTTGCATAGGCAGCTAATGTAGCTTCGTCTTGCTGTCTTGTAGCTGGATTCACAAACTTGATCTTTACTTCTCTTCCATTCACTCTAAAGTCTGCGATCTTACCTGCTTTCTTTAGGATAATAACAGAGTTTGCAACAATACGCTCAAGTAGTTCTGTTTGTATGCGTGAACTTGATGCCAAAGAACTTGCTGCAAGTTCAGAGTTTCTGATTGACATCTCTGTTGCTGTTCTGACTGGTGTTTCTTGTATCTGACCGAATGGCTTAGATAAGAATGCATTTCTGATATTTTCTTGTAATCCTCTAACTGCAAACTCAAGTAATTGTGGATTACCTCTAAGGTCTAAACCTCTTAGTGTAGGGTTCATATTGTCGTTTGTTCCAACAGGAATAACTACTCCTGGTTCGATTACAGTAGTGTATGGATTAATCACACCATCATCTGATGCAGTAATAATTGGGTTTGCTTGTAGCGCTAAACCTTTCAAGTAGTCTTCCATCATCATATTTAAAGACTTAATGTTGTTGAGTTGCTTCATCACTCTACCACGTCCATATACTTCGCCAGCAATAGTAGATTCCCTAAAGATGATGTATGGATTATATTCCATTGTAAAGTTGTAAAGGAATGTTTTCTCTTTTGGATACATAAGAACAGATTGATATTCTCCTGGTGCGATCATTACAACACCCTCAACTAATGATATTTCAGCATCAGGCTTGTCTTGATACATTTGAATAAGAGACTCTGTAAGTTTTGCACTGTTCCAATATTCTTTAATGTCTTTTACTGGAACTCTAAACTCTCTCCATACTGTATCTACAATACCACGTGATGATCGTTCACATATAAGTTCTGATAGTGATATGGCTCTAAAGTTAATTGCTGATTGTATGCCGTCACCTGGCTCAACCATGATACAACCCGTAGAGATTCCCATATCTAAGAAGGCTTCATTGATTTGTGACTGAAAGTTTGAGCTGTCTATGTGTGTGAAAAGAGTATCAGTTGAGCCTTCAAGATAAACATCTGCTTCATCTTTTTGTTCAACTGGTATATCTGACCCAGCTTCTAGTTTCATCCATTGTGTACCAGCAGGAACTAACATTGCATTCATTCTGTTTGCAAAGTCTTCTAAAGCTTCAACTGCCGTATCATCATAAATCTTGCGTCTCTTCTTTTGTCCTGGACTTAACTTGTCAATCGTATTACGTTCTGGTAGTGCATAATCATAACATTCTCTTAGGTGTGATTCCCAAAGTCTTTTATTTGATTTTGATGCAGCAAGTCTATTGCTTATCTGTTCGTAGTTCAACATCTTTGACCTTTACTGTTCTTTTCTTGACAACTTTTGGTGCTTGGCAAGTGCATGGTTTGATTGATTCAAAAGGTTTTCCTGGCATGAGTGTATCTACCAACTTGTTACCACATTCGTTACACTGTATTCGTGCATAGGCATCTGTAATATACATATCAGCCACCTAGTGTGCTTCCAGCTTCTTTAACACCCGTTGCAGAACCATACAGTAAACCTTTTCTACCAGTTGATGCTCTTCTTCTTCTCTCTGTAGTTTTGGCTGATTCTTTTGCTGCTTCTTCTGCAACCATTTTGTCTTGTTCTGCTTGTGCTAATTCTGCTTTCTGAACTTGTGCTTCTTGAAATTTTTGTGCTTTTTTGGCTGCTTTTTTTTGTTCGTTAGCTGAATAAATTGTTGCTCCGGCTGCTACTGCTGACCCTGCAATCAATGCTGTCCCTACTGTTACTCCTGACATGATATCTCTCCTATTGTTATGTGATTAATTGAATCTTTAAGTCTTGACACTAAACGATCTGACTCGTCTGTAAACTCACTCTCTGCCTGTTCGATACTGATTGCCTTAGTAGCAAAGCTCATAGTTACATAGGTTTCTGATATTGCAAACATAACTTGTTTTCTGTGTTTACCTGCTGCAATAATTTTGAATCCGTCAATAACCTCAACTTTATTACCAATGTATAGTTTCATGTTTCCAGAGATGCTTAATGTTGTTGGTATCTTGATTAATGCACCAACGATTGCTTCTCCCTCTTTAAGTTTAATTGTTCTTGAGTATATCCCTCCATGTAGTGTGTGCCATGTTTCAAAGTATTCAATAGGGTCTAACTGTGAAAGCATATCTTCTGTAGCGACTGCAACTGCAATATCTTCATTTGACATACTTACAAGATTTGCCATTATAGTTCCTTGCTGTATATTGCATGACTCTTAGTCAGCCCTAATGCTCTTTCAGCTATCCTATCAAGTGAACCGTTGAGTGGTGCAGACAAGAAAAATGATGTAGCGTTGCGTTGTTTTGCCTTCTCTTCTATTCGTTTCAAAAGCTTTAATCCAGTACCACCAGTTCTGTACTCCTTCAAAACAAAAAAATACTCTGTGGTTGTGCCAAGAGTGGAATACTTTGGAAGTCTATAAGTTACTGATGTAATGAATCCTACTAACTTATCACCATCAAATGCACCAATGGTATCAAGCATACCTTGCTCTTCCATGAGTTCATACAATTCTGTGTCGGGATAATAGTCTGGTACTGCATCGCATTTGCTTTCTGAAGAGTAGGCAGATATAAGTTCATCTTTGTTTGCATCATTTAGCAGTTCATTTATGCTTAACTCTCTAAATTCAATATTCATGGCAGTTTCCTTATCCCATCACATTCTTTAAATTATAGCGAATTAATGCTAATTTTCTTTCATATTCGTTGATTTTATGTGATAAATCGTCTATTTTCCTTGAATTTTCTATAAATGCAATGTATATCTGTTCTTTTGTCCATTCATTATAAGCACTCAATTCTGCCTCTGTAAGTTGTAGTTCTTCTAGTTTCATGTGTTACCTCATATCAAATTTAATTCTGTTGCTGTTTTCTCTGTGTGGTCTGCTCACTAAATGATCGTGCCATGAGATTGCAAAGTATCTCCAAGCATCTGCACCATGTGATGCCCAGTCGTGCAGTGGGTGATCTTTGAATGTGTTACGCTTATCATCAAACTCTTTACGATAGTTCTTTAATGCTCTGATGCCCTCTTTACATCGATCAGCATCAAACCAAACTCTGCCTATTATGTTACGTCCTGCTTCTATTCCGTCCATAACACCCTTGTTTGGTACGATACGCACATTGACTCCCATCTTTCGTAGTGCCACTTCTCTTGATTGACCAGTAGATAGTTCTCTTACCCTGATATCATGTGGAACATAATGACCCTCATAAGTGATGTTGTATTGATCTCTTAGGTCGTGTAGCCAGTTCACGTAATGAGATAGAGATTCTCCTGAATTCTCATAGTATGCAACAGCTCTAAGTTCTTTACCATTTACCTGTATAACCCAAATAGATGTTGCATCTGCTATACCTAAATCCCAATAAGTGAATGTTTTAAGAGATGCCTCTATTGGTATATTGGTTATTCTTCCATCTTTGGCAGCTTGGTTCATTTGTTTAGCATAGTATGCACCTTCCATATCCATATCGTCCCATGAGCCATTTAACCATTGTTCTTTTAATGCAGGAGGTAAACTTTCAAGGTACTTGAGATAACCAGGGTCAGCATCCATTAAGTGCTTATTGTCATGTATAGTTGCAGGTATGTATATCCTTGTCTTTCCATCAGTATCAAACTTTTGCATATCTTGATTGATGCCAATTTTAAATCTTTCCTTTACCCATTCGTGTCCAGCTCCACCTGGATTGGTAGTTAGAAATACTTGCGTACTTATACCTGGCACGGTTGATCTCACAGAACCAAGTAGTCTTTCATAGAGTTTCTCTGATGGTATATGTGTAACTTCTTCCATTAGCAGTCTATGTATTTCCCACCCTTGATATTTTGTGTAAGCATCTTGTGTTGCTAAGTGTCCCGTGTAAATGGTTGCACCAGATTGAAATACTATCACAGCAGGGTTGCCAGATACTTTTACTCCGAGATGTGCATATCGTTGTCTTGCTCTATCAACGAAGTCTGCAAGGTCTGTAGCATTACGCCTAATAACTAATGATCGTAACTTAGGGTTTGAGGTGTCGTACAGTAGCCATACAAGCGCTGCATCAGTTTTACCCCCACCTCTTGATCCACCGAACAATACTTCATCAGCAGTTGTTTTAAGTGCAATCTCTTGCTTTGGTGTTGGTGACCATTTCACGAATCGGCATCTTTCTCTGGTGCGTATATGGTCATAGTGTTAACAACTGTAGACTCTTGCTCTGTTTTGTCTTTCCACCCAAAGTTGTTTTTGAGGTTGAATATTGTTCCTGTTACTGAATTTCCTTGTAGGTTTTCCTCCCACCAAAGCTCTACTCTGTCTCGTGCCTTTTTTATAGTGCCGAAAAACTGCTCCTCTTTTGAGTAGTTAAGTAGTGTCTGTCTGTCCATGTCTAAGTAGTATGCAAGTCCACTCATTGTGTATGGTTTCTCTCTTATCTCTGTCTCTGCAAAATATTGTTCAATAGCTTTTTCTAGCTTTTCTACTGAATCAAACTTTTTTGGTCTTGCCATTATAAATCCTTTATCTTGTGTTTGTATTGCTTATGTTATCTTACCATAGCTACATTAACTGTGTGCCGTTGTATTTCACCAAACTCTTTATGGTGTACAATACACTTCATATCTCTGCCACTTCTGTATCCTGAAGCTGAATGCCAGGCATCTTTAGCAGCCAATGTTCTAAAGCTTTCAAACTTGTATGTTCTAAA